CGCACGAAGTTTAGGTGCAGCAGCGGTTGCGCCAGTAGATTGAATGGTTGTTGTTCCGCTTGTGACAGCCTGAATGGTGGTTTGTCCTGCACCAATTTGTAGCACATTTATTTGTGTGCCGATTGGGAACGCAACAGAGGCGTTTGTTGGAATAGAGAAAGTGTTAGCAGATGAATTGTCCATGGTTACAACTTGACTGTTGTTGGCAAGAACGGCTGTGTAGGAAGCAGTCTCAGCATCAAAGGCTAAGTTAATCTTTGGATCAGTTAAAGTCTTGTTGGTCAAAGTTTGTGCCGTGGTTAGATCGGCCGTGACAGATGTATCAATTGAAACCGTTACAGTTCCTGTAGTGCCGCCGCCTGATAATCCTGTGCCAGCCGTTACTCCTGTAATATCACCGTCAGAAGCAATATAAGGTAAAGAATTCCATGCGGTAGAACCGTTACCACATTTGATTTTATTAGTGTCGGTTTCTGCGCCTAGTTCACCTGCGGCAAGCGTTGGGTTAGTAGAAGTCCATTGTGACGCAGTACCGCGTCTGATCTGAATTTGCGTTACAACTGCCATCAGGGTGTTCCTCCAATTATGCTTTGCGTTGAAGTCGTTGTTGGATCGCCACCATTATAAGGGGCAATGCTATCAAAGACACCCGCATCTACTTCCGTTAAAGGCGGAACGCCCATGGTTATCCAGGCTGATCCTGTGTAAACTTTTAAGCCTTCAGTTGTGTTGTAGTAGAGATCGCCCGCCCTAAGAGTTGGGGTATTGATGTCCGTTGCCGAAGCAGGAACATTTGTAGGCGTTAAGGCTAGGCGGCTCATGCAATGTCACCCACTACTAGCCATGTATTAACGGCTGTGCAGATGGCCGTGGCCGTTGAGTATTGAACTCTGCATTTTGGAGTGGCAGCGGTTGCACCAGTTGAAACAACCGTAACGCCCACGCCGCCCTGGAAAGTAACTTGACCCGCGCCAAGTTGAGCAAAGTTGATCTGCTCGCCGATTGCATACAAACTTGGAGCCAAGGTGACGGTGATTGCAGAAGCGTTTGTCAAGGTCACTAACTTTGCAGAAGCATCGGCAGCAACCGTTGTGTAGGTTGTTCCTGTTTGTGCATTAATGGTTAGCGTTGTGGCTGCTTTGTAATCTAACGCCAAAGTTACGGAGCCGCTTGATCCGCCACCTGAAAGACCTGTGCCAGCATTGACTGCGCTGATGTCGCCCGACTCAGGAATGTTTGTGGTGACAAGAACGCGTGTGTCTGTAATGTTGGCGTTTGTGATCGCTGTTGCGCCCGCACCGACTGCGATGGTTGCTAAAGTGATTGAGTTGGCTGGAAGGGCTGGAGCCACGGGTGATCCCGCAGGAGTTCCCGCAACGACCTGAAGCACGACATTGTTTAGCGATCCTGTGTAATACGCATCGTTGACGGTTGCGCACACAAGATCAATGCGAGGGTTTGTTGGATCGGCTGTGTTCAAAGATAAAACGGCAGCAGCATCGTTGTAAGTTACATAAGTTCCCATGTTGGCTTGAGTTGTTCCAACAATTGCAGCCCAGCCTGAAGCGACAACAACAGAAAGACCCGCAGGAGTGTTTTGCGTAACAAGTAAAGAAGCGCTGTTGATAATACCTGTGGTGGCCCAAAGCGCCTGGGTTGTAAGGCGATCGTTTTCAGCAGGGTGGGAGCCGTTCTGCAACCAACTGGGCGGGGTTCTAACTGTCATTTATTCTCCTAAATGTAAGCCGATTGCCAAGTCACAGTTGCACCTGTCACACCCACTACTGTACTACCTGCATCGCCTGTTAAGTAGAACAAGTTAGTACCTGGTTGCGCAGAGAACCATTGACCCGAAGCCAGCAAGTTTCGAGCGGGGTTTCCGTTCAAAGTAATTAGTTTATTGTACAAATCTATGGTTAAGAAATCTGTGTTGGTCAGCGAGCAAGTAAAGTTCAGAGCCAAATTCTCTGTTTGGTTGCCAAGGATCGGGTTGATAATAGGTCCGTTTAGCACGATGGTCGGATAGGTAGCAGTCCACCCGTTGTTTTCAATGTTGGTTGTAATTAATACCGATCCACCACCGTAGACAAGATTGTACACACGGTTGTAAGTGCGGCCACCTGGTGGGGTGTAGTTCAGAGTCGCGGTCTGAATGTTGGAGTCGTAATACCGAGGATCGGGGCAAAAGAAACTAACCTGGGCCACGATGTAGCCGTAGGTGTAGTTGGGGTCTACGGAGGCACTCAAGCCTCGTACGCGGGCGTTTATGACCTGTTCCCCAGCAGCATTCGACAAGATAAAGTAAAGGGGCGTAGTGCCGCTTGCCTGGGGCAAAAGGGCCAACTGAAGGGTGTTGAAATTAGCCTGGGCTGAGCCAGTTCCATTACCAAGCACCTGAACTAACATGGTGATCATTCGACCGCCAAGGAAGTCGCGGCCCGAGAACATTCCGTCTGCGTAGCCTCGGTTGTCATCTTGAGATCGGATGCCAGGCAAACCTTCCAAGCCATCAACGCTCAAGATTTGATAAGGCGATCCAGTTCCGCCAAAGACCTGGTTGTTAAAGGAGAACGAATAATTGGCAATTACTGCTGGCATCAGATTTCTCCGTACTTGGCGCGCCTGTTAGCAATTATCTGCGCTGATGATGTAGCGCTTGTTGTGCGTGAGGCTATAGAAGCAGCCCCGATTGAGCCACTTTCTTTGGAAGCAAGCGCGGTCGGAGCCGTTGGGACAATAACATTACCAAACTTGATTGCGTTCACAACGCTTGTAGTTGTGGCGTAAGGATCAGAAAGATTAACTCCAGTGATACTGATGTTGTTATTTGTGGTCGCTCCACCAGTAACCGTTGGAACAGTTGAGGTGATTGCACCGCCGCCATAAGTTGTCGTTTTGGTTCCAGCCGCAGAGGTTGCAGCGTAGGCTGATTGCGCTGACTGAAGTGCAGCCGTTGCAGCAGCCACCGCAGCCAACTGAGCCTTAAGAGCAGCCAACTTTGCAGCAGTTGTTGCGGAGATTTCATCAATAGCCTTTTGATAGGCAAGTTGTGCATCGACCAGGGCCTTTTGCAGAACCTTTTGCGCCTCGGCTAATCCTTCATTAAGTTTCTTTTGCGCTTCCTCGCGGGCCTTCTGCAATATTGCGGCGGACTCGGCAAGAGAAGCCTCAAGGCGAGCCTTGGCTTCCGCGATTGCAGTCTGTAATGCATTAGACGCTTCCAACATACGAGCATCTCGGTCGGCCCTAGCCTCTTCCATGGCGCGTGTGTATTCAGACTGTGCATCGGCCAAAGAAGCCAGCAATTCCCGATCAACTTCTGCCAAAGAGTTCTTTAGATCAATCGCCACCTGATCGTAAGCCTGGCGCAACTCTGAAGTTGCTAGGTTGGCTCCGTTGCTCATGGATTTAGCCAAAGCGTCTAAGCCTGTGTCCTGGATGGACTCCAGGCTCATAAAGGTGTCTTGTATTTCTTTCTGTTGTTCAGGTGAGGATTTCTTTAACTCATCGATCATCTGATTACCAACTTCAGGCCCAGCCTTCACTACCTGCTCAATGAAGGTTTGTGCGTAGCCTTGGCCCGCAAGGAAGGCAGCGCCCTCTTGTAGTTTCTTGGCCGCATCCAGTTCCTTTTTCATCTGATCTAACAAGCCGCCCGAAGTCTTGCCCTTAAAAGCCTCGGTCAGACTGAAAGATGTACCTGATGCAAAGGCGCTGCGCAAGCGATCCACAGACTGCTGGATAATCGATGCTTCCTTTTCGGCAGCCTTGACCCGCAGATCGGCAGCCTTGGTTGCAGCAGCCTCTTTCAGATCGGTTAACTTTCTTTGAAGCGTTGCTTCTATCTCGGCTGTTTTCTTTGCATAATCTTTTGCGATGTTGACCATCTCAACTGTGTGAGTCTTTTGGGCATCCTCAACCGCAGCGTTGTAAGTCTTTTGCGCATCAGCGCGGCGCTCGCGATCGGCTTCCTCGGCATCAGCCATGGCTTCTGCGTAGGCCTTTTGTAGATCGGCTACCTTCTCTTGATACTTTTCATGTGCATCAATTTGCTTTTCAATGTAGGCCGTTTCAATGTCTAGCATCTTTTCGGCGCGTTCTTTTGCCGCATCCGCTGCTTTCTTTGCACCCTCAGTATCAACCGTGGTGGTGGTTTTCTTTGCACCCTTGGTTGCTTTGTCTACTTTCTTTCCGTTCTTTTCAGCAGCGTTGCCCATTTTGTCCAAGCCAGCCGCTAGATCTTTGGCTTTCTTTGACGCAGCATTGGCAAAGTCGCTGATACCGTTCAAGCCTTTATTCATTAAGTCAAGTCCTGCTTTTGCGTACTTGCCCACTCCAGGAAGTTTAGAAAGCGCCAAAAGTAAAAGACGAAGTGGCCCTGTTGAGATTTTCATAATCGCTTCAAAGACCTGGCCAACCATAGGAATGATTGAAGCAAACGCATTCAGAGCAACTTTAGCCATGGCGATCACGGCTTTTCTAAAGGTTTCATTGCTTCTAAACAACTTGACCATGGCCGCAACAAGAAGTCCCACGGCAATAACGATGAGGCCGATAGGGTTGAGTTTCTGAACCAAGTTGAGGATTTTCTGTTGAATGATTGCAGCCTTTACAAAGACTGTGTATGCACCCCAAGCAGCGCCAAGCACACCCACGGTGATCGCAAATGCCTTGACTTCGGCTTGGTTATCCTTAAAGAAATTACCAACCTTTGTAAGAACTGGAATGAGCAACTCTAAGACTTTCAATACCGCTCTAAAGGCTGGCATTAAAGCCTGGCCTAGCGCAACTTTTGCATCCTCAATTTTGGCTTGCAGGGTTTTCATGGTGTTGGCAGTTCCGTCAGCGGTGCGTGCATAGTCGCCCTGGGCCAACGCGGTGTCGCGCATGATCAGCGCGTAGGCGGCTTGCGACTTGATCGCCACAGGCAAAGTTCCACTTGTTGTTTTGATCAGACCCATTCGCAGGGCCTCTTCCTTTAGGCGCACCTCAGATAAAGCAACACCGAACCGCTTGAGAGGTTCTGTTTCACCTGAAAGACCTGATCGCAAAGCGGTGATGGCTTGATCAATGGATGTGTTGTTGAACGATGCCATGTCTGCGGCCAACTGAACAAGACTGGTAGACATCTCTTGCGCTTCGCCTTGGCCCAAACCAAAAGCCTGGAATAAATTGCCGTAAGTTCCAGCCGCTTCTAAAGCAGCCTGGTTAGAAATACCCAGGTTCTGTGCAGCGCTTGCGCCAAACTTCTCAACTTCGGCAGCGCCCTCGCCAAAGACAACTCGGACCTTTGATAAGGACTCTTCCATATTTGATGCAGCCATTACGGACTGCTTGGCAAAGGCCGCAACTTGAGAAGCCGCAAAGGTGGTACCAAGTGCAGCGCCGACCTTCTTGAGGTTGCCCACAAAGTTAGTCATACCTGTGCTGCTCTTTTTTACATTGTCATCTACGCCCTTGATCGCGGACTGCGCCTGAGCCAGGCCTGTTTTCAACTGACTTACATCGGCTACGAGTTGGATGAGTAGCGGAGGAAGCGTAGATGCCATCTCTTATCCCCTCAGGTATTGCACGAATGCGCCAGTAAATGTCCTGTTAAGTTTACCTGATTGTTTCAGGCTTTCAGCGGCAGGAGCAAGATAAGGGTATTTTACTCCCGACTTCCATTCAGGAAGTCCCATTTCAACGGCGCGTGCATACACCATCGAAGCGCCAACCTCTGCGATGTAACTACTGCCGAAGCCGATCTTTGTTTGCGAATAAATAGAACGGCGCAAGTTACCAGTCATAACATTTGGACCAGGTCCAGTTCCAGGGATGTGGCCCTGGCCTCTCGGGTGTGTTCCTGTGTTTGCGTTCTTTTTGGCTTCTCGTTCAACAGAAGCCGCAGCCATGCCTATGGCATAACGCGCCGCGTTATTAAGATCTGCTTCTGTTCTATTGAATGCAGCCAAGAATTGAGCCAGGTTTGTGAACTCAATTGTCACTCTCGCACCTCGCTTTGCATCTTAGTTACAGTTGCTGCTATTCCCAACAACCAATCAGCGGTCCCTGCGGGTAGATCATCCACTTGCGCGGGTG